AAGAAGTCAGGCACCACCTATTTGGCCTCTGCCGAATACTCATCCAGCGATGCCAACTCCATTACCTATAACGCAGCCAACTCATTTTATGGGAGACAGGTTATTTTTCCCACCTCATCGGCGACAGATGTTCTCTTTGACTATGGGGCTGCTTTCCAGTTGGATGATGCGAGCACACCTGTTCGCGTCCAGGGATGCCTAAATGAGGCGGCGACCACCGTTGCTGGTGCGACCCTAAACATTATGATGGCTATCGCAGGAGACTGTGATGTTGAGGCATACTATCGTCTCATCAGGGTTCCTAACGACCCGTCAGTCAGTTTGACTGGATGAAACAGGCCATAGACAAAGGACTAAATAAACTAGTTTCTCGCAAACTACTTGTGTGGGCAACGGCTACTGCCTTGGCTGCTGGTGGTTTTCTTACCTCTGCTGACTGGGTGCTTATCTCAGGTTTGTATATCGGTGGCCAGAGTGTAATAGATGCGATAAATAAAATAAAGTCGTCTTAACAAACTAATGATACTATTTACTATATGACCCGAACATACCCTTCTAATACAATGCGACCTCGCAGAAAAACAAATACAGATAGACTAGAAGCTTGCGAAACCTGGCAAGAAGTAGTCGACTGCCCTCTTTATGATGACTGGATAAAAACTGTGCCTACAAATGATAGTTGGTTAAATAGCTTCCCTCTACAATACAACCCCAGGGAAGACCCAGAAGCAGAACAAAGATACGAAGACCTAGTTGAGTTAGCCAAGTCTATTCTCACAGACAGGGAAGCGGATATCTTTTTTGCTTATGCGGAACAGGATAAGTCATTTAGAGTATTGGGCTTAGAACATCAACTTTCCCACGAGTGTGTGCGCTCAATATTTAAGAGCGCCCGTTCTAAAATGCAGGCAGCCATTGGGGCTTAATAAAGGAGGAGGCAGGAAGGTCAAAGAGAACACCTTCTCTACTCTTCACCTCAACAACTGGATAGATAATACCTTACGCCAACTGAAGTGGCGACAGGACCACTTAGAAGAAAATGTTTTAAAGAACATAACAGTAAAGATGTTTCATAACATCGAAAAACAGATAAGTCTTGCTTGTCTGTTTGACAATATGTTTCATATTGTAGAGGACACTGACTTGTCTATGAAAGACCTACAGACCTTGCGGCAACTGAACAGTCTATCAAACAACCAACAGGAAACCCATAATGAGTAAAAGACATGGCGGCGGCGCTATTAGAGAACTGAAGAAAGGCAACTATGAAAAGTCTCTCACTCTCATCATCGCTACGCTAATACAACATTTCGAAGCTAACGACTGGAAGGGCGCGCGTGTAAGCGACCTTATCTCAATGTTAGTTCTACTCCGAGGAACTCAAGTCAAGTCAGAGAACGGAAGTTCGCCCGTTGATAACTGGCTCGTCTCTATTCAGGCTGCTTTGCCCAAGAGTTCCAAGAAGAGTGAAGACGAATAAAGAAAAAAGAAACGCAGCATTAGCTAAAGTCTTTGAGGACCCAGTATCTTTTATTAAGAGGCTGATAATAAAGTCCAAGGAGGGTAAGCTTATTCGCTTTGGTGAGGTCATAACAGACGAACAAGTTTCTGTTATTAGAGCACTCCAAAAGCATAAGCGCGTTATCGTTATTAAAGCTAGACAAATGGGCTTGACTACCGTTTGTCGGGCTTTTGCTTTTTGGGAAGCCTATACTGCTCCTCACTCTATTAATAGTGTTATTATCTCTAACAAGTTGGGGTCGGCTGTCGAACTCCTAAACATTGATAAGCGTTTTCATAACACTCTGCCGGCAGAACTACAGCGTAAGAGCACAGTGAGGAACGACAAGCTTAGATATCCTACCACTGAGACGGTCTTGTCGGCTATGTCTGCGCGTTCTGATAGCCAGAACCGTGGTCTTACCTACAACACAGCACACGCCTCTGAGTTCGCTTTCTATGACGACGCTGAGAACTTCCTGGCTTCCCTCTTGGCTTCGGTCAATGAGGGTCGTGTTGTCTTGGAAAGCACGGCCAACTATTACGGAGACGCTCTACATAAGATAGTTCAGGCGGCTCAATACAACGATAGTTGGCATGTTATTTTCTTGCCTTGGTCTTCTTTTCCTCAGTATTATGTAAAGCCTCCAAAAAGTTTTACACTTAACCCTGATGAAGAGAAGATACAAAAGAAGCATAAGCTCTCAATGGGTCAAATGTTTTGGAGACGGAAGAAACTATTTGAGATAAAAGATATTCGCTTGTTTAAAAGAGAGTATCCCCTCACATTAGAAGAAGCCTATGCTAACACAGACGCCAACTTCTTCCTCGATACACATTTTGAGTTTGTTGAGAAGATAACAGTTGGCTCTAACACTGTCAATGTCTTTACTGAATACGACCGAACAGACCAGTATGTTGTTGGGGTTGATGTAGGCGGTGGTTGCGAGCAAGACCATAGTGTAGCCATGGTTCTTTCTAAAACAACTGGAAGTCCAGTGGCTATTCTTGCTTCTAACAAAATGTCTATACACGACTTCACTGTGGCTACTATGAACCTCGCTAAGAAGTATCGTGCTATGATATGTTTTGAGGTAAATAACCACGGGCACGCTTTTAAAGAAGTGATGGACGCTAATAGTTGGACTAACTATCGGCCCTTCACTACCACTTCTAAAAGTAAAATAGCCATCTATGAAAACCTACGCAATATGTTAGACGAAGGCTTTATAAACTACCTAGATGATAAAACCCTTACTGAACTAAGGGGACTAGTCAGACACGACAAGGGCTTAGCACCAGTTCATCCTAATGGTTTCCATGATGACCGGTGTATTGCTTTGGCTATTGGGTTGTGGTATCTAAAAGATATTGCTTTGCCGAAAGCCCACTATGATAAATGGATAGAGAGGACGGTAGCTAATAACAGCAAGGTCATTACGACTACCCATCCTCTAAGAAACATGAAATACCGGAGATAAAGATATAATGTTTAAACTTATTCACGCTGACTGTATGGACGCGTTAGACAAGATGGAAGATAATAGTATTGGGTCCTGTATCACTGACCCCCCTTACCTCATAAACTTTATGGGAAAGAAGTGGGACACAGAGAACAGCCCAGCAGGAGACGACCAGTTCTGGGAGAAGGTCCTAACGAAACTGAAACCAGGAGCCTATTGTGTGGCCTTCGGTCATAGCCGTCAGCATCACAGAGTAATGGTTGCGATGGAAGACGCGGGCTTTGAGATAAGAGACTGTATGATGTGGCTCTATGCACAAGGGTTTCCGAAGTCTCATAATGTAGGAAAGGCTGTGGATAAGTTGTTGGGGAAAAAAAGAGAAGTAGTAGGCAAAGGTCAGCATACCAACATCCACTCCTTTACTAACCCGGACGCTTATACTGGGACAGACACAAAACCAGACATAACCAAGGGCAATAGCGAGTGGGAAGGCTACGGCACAGCCCTCAAACCAGCATACGAACCCATCATTATTGCTCGCAAGCCTTTGGAGAAGAAACTAACCGTGGCTAAAAATGTTTTAAAGCACGGCGTTGGAGCCATCAACATAGATGGATGTAGGGTAAGTGCCCCGGGTGAAGACTTCTCCAATGTTAAGCCAAGACAAATACAGAAACTTCATAGTCTAAACCACGATGAGAACTCCGTGACTTACAAGGAAGCAAAAGAAAAACTACAAAACATAGGTAGGTTCCCTGCTAATGTAATGCTCTCACACCACCCTGACTGTGTTGAGGTAGGAACAAGAGAAGATGCTTATGTAATAAACAAACTGGAAGAGTGGTCTGGCTTTGGCGAGAAGGAGTGCCCAGACTATCAAAGCACTAAGATGAGAACAGTCACAAAAGTTTATGAGTGTGATGATGACTGCCCGACAAAGATACTGGACGGGCAGGCACCGAAGACGGGGCAGATACACGGAACGACCGGTAAAGAACCGAGTGCCTCTAAGCCAAACGCCATCTACAACGACTACTCTATGGTAGAGGGCAAGGCATCCACACCAAAGGATAAACTTGGAGGAGCCAGCCGTTTCTTTTACCACGCCAAGGTTTCGAAGCGTGAGCGCAACCTTGGGTGTGATGGGTTGGAGACGAAGACCTCCCAACTAAACGCTGGTGGGTTGGGCCGTAAGACGAGCGTAGAGAAGCGCAAGGAGAACACAGGGACCAACGCTCCCGTAGCAAAGAACATCCACCCCACGGTCAAGCCAATAGCCCTGATGAGGTATTTGATAAAGATGTATTGTCCTCCCAAGGAGACGGTGCTTGACCCCTTCACAGGTTCAGGCTCAACAGGTATGGCTGCTATGTATGAGGGGAGAGACTTTATTGGAATAGAAAGAGAAGAAGAATATTTAGAAATAGCAGAAGCCAGAATAGAATACGCAGAAGAAGATATGTCTAGGAGGACTAAACCATGAATAACAGCGAGATGGAGTGGCTCATTTACCAACACAAAGAGTATTGGCAGGTCCATAGAGAAAGGATGAGACAATACACACGGGCCTATCTGGGAACTATGTTCGCTGATATGAACGATGCTTATCACACCGGTCAAAACATTACTATCAATACGGCTGATGCCTATGCTTACATCGAAGGACTTGTTGCTAGCATCTATGCTAAGGCACCTGCCGTTTCTTGTGGAGCAGACATCAAAGGTAAAGGCGACCCAGATATGATGGGCGCTATTGTTAACCGCTTTATGTATGACCGCATTGAGGAGTTTGAGAAAGGCTTACGATACAGTTTCATCTATCCTTACTCCTTCTTTAAGCTGGGACTAAAAGAAGCCGACAGCGTTATGGATGGTATTGAGGTTCGGCCTATTCATCCCTGGGATGTGGTCGTCGACTTTGATGCTGATACCTGGGATAGGTCCAGGTATGTAGCACATCGTTATTACTTACCATACCACGAAGCCAAGAAGAGATACAAAGGTGTTAAGTTTGACACCATCGTAAAAGAAGAATACCTGGAAAATGTTGATAGCTATGGCTCAACCAAAGAAGGGTCAAGCACAGCAGCCGCATTGGATGGTAGCAACCTCCTGTCTTATGTGGAAATATTTGAGTTCTATGACCTTATGGAAGATGAGCTTATTTTCTATTCGCCCTCTCTTAAGAGAGCAGACAAAACCTTAGAGCGAGTAAGTCCTATTCCTTTCCGTAAGGCAGACAATAGTCCTTGTCCTCCACTTGCTCCGCTCTATTTGTCCTATGCGCCTGATACTCCGTTGAGAGGATACAGCACATTAGGTCGGGTCTATGACCAGCTATGGGAAATAAATAACCTAAGAACTGTGTGGGCCAATGGCCTGCGTAGAGACGCGCGTATCTATGTGACTAAGAAGGGAGCCATTGATGAAGAAGGTAAAGCAATACTCGCAGAGAATAGGGACCAGTCCATTGTGGAACTTGATGTCCCCCCTGATGTGGATGCTCGTAACTGTATTGTGCCTCTAGCCGTCAATACATTTTCACCTGACTATCAAATATACAAAGCAGAAGTAAGGGCTGACCTAGACAGAGGTTCGGTGCTTGCGCCTTTCACCAGGGGTATTGCTACTAATGCTTCTGCTACAGAGGTGTCTGCTCTTACCCAGTATTCAGCTAATGAGATAGGACGAGTGGCTCGCTTCTACCATAGGAGTATTGAGCTAGTCGCAGAGATATACCAGTCATTACTCTTACACCTTGTTATGACTGCTGAGAAGGAAGTCAAAGAGACTGTGCTTATTGAGCACGAAGCTATTGTTATTACCGCAGAGAAGTTGAGTGGAAAGTTTAAGTATGCTTTTGCGGACCAAGCTTCTACCCCTATCGCAGGAGCCATCAAGCGCGGGGCAATAATGCAACTACTCCCCACACTACAAGGCCTCGGTGTCCCACCTGAAACCATCTTGGACTATCTTGTGGAAACCTTTGACCTGCCGGCTGAGTTCCTAGCAGACATGAAGAACGCTATGGAGATGGCCCAGGCACAGGACCCTGCGTTAGGCCCAGGGGCATCTGCTATGACGGAGCCACCACAGATACAGGAGCCAGCCCTCCCACCAGGAGGCGGTCAGCTAGCGGCCCAGATAAGAGGCGCAGGACAGATGACTATTGATGAAGGGTTGGTGAAAGGATAATGCCCATCTATGAGTTCCGTGGTATTGAGACTGGCCGTATCTATGAGTGGGTCGGCCGCTACGAAGAGAAGCCGAGGATGTTGTATGACCCTGAGACCGAGGAGGAGTTCCGCCCCATCGTGTCGCGGCCCTCGTTATTAAAGTCCAACCTCAGCGACTGGCAGCGTGGGCTAAGTGGGGCAGGACAGCACGACAAAGCACTCAACCAAGTCGTGTATGGTGAGCGTCACCGTGATGAGATACTAC